CAGTTTTCTGGCGTGGCAACATAGTAAACGCCACTTAATAAACATTGTCCGTGTATATGTGGTCTGTTATAATCTTTATAACCATTAATATTAATCCATACATTATCAAGTACAGATTTACCTAGTTGTAATTGTTTTGAAAATTTGTTGGCGTGTTCGTTTAGTGAAATGAATAAGTCATTTAAATCAGGATACTCACCAGTAAGGTTGTCTGATTGATAACCACCTACGTTTGATAACGTTCTACTGTCATTGTCTATTTGATGAAGTAAACAATATTGTTTCATCTTCTCAACATCTAAACCTAGTTGAGTTTCATAAACTGGTATTCTAAAAATTTCATTAATCTTCATAATATATTATATAGGGTGGATATTTCACCACCCTATCTATCAATTAAAGTAAATGTTTATGTGTGTATTCCATTTACTTGATTTCAATTGTTCTTGCTTGTTTTTCTTTAGGAACAATTCTCTCTAAAGATACTTTAAGCAAACCATCTTTAAGTTCAGCACCTTTGACTTCAACGTCATCTGCTACTGTGAACGACTTAGTAAAAAATCTTTTACTGATACCTTTATGTTCGTATTCAGTATCTTTATCTTTGTCGTCATTGTAAGGTTTAGATTTAATTGTTAGTACACTTTCCTCAAGTGATACTATAATATCATCTTTACCGTATCCTGCTAATGCCATTTCAACATCATATTTGTTTTTTTCAACTTTTACGATATTGTAAAATGGAAAACTAGATACCTTGATAGTCTCTAAGTCATGGTCAAACATTCTTTCAAAATGGTCGAACACGCTGTCGAAGCCTACTGTTACTGGTCTTAATTGATTAAAAATAGATAGTGCTTTGTTAGTCATTTTAACCTCCTTGTTTAAGCAAAGTTATTTTTAATATAACGACAACCCATAACGGCGTTGTCATTATTATTTATATAATCACTAATTTTAGGATTACAAGTGCTGGGTTTGGTGTTTTTTTTAAACCCAGCAAAATTTATTACATTTGACATATAGTCACCGTTACACCAATTGACTTGCATTTACGAGAGGCAAGTCTTACCCAGGATTTACGAACTACCTGGATAAACTATTTATGCGTATGCTTGTCCCTCAAGCGCCATTAAGCCAGCGGCTACAATCGCTTTTGAAGGTGTACCAATTCTGTAACTAGTACCGTTAGAAGATTTATTGATATATACACAATAACCTTCTTCTCTTAACTTATCAACAACCGCTCTTGGTCTCTTTAAGTTAAATTTATTTTGTGCGTCAGTCCATGACACACTAGCACCTCTTAACATAGCGTTTAAGAATTTAGTGCTGTTAGCTATTCTCGCTCTTCCCATAACAACTTTTCCTTTCTTGTTTTTGGTTTTTCCATTATCACTAATGAAACTTGTTAAAATATTAAACATATTACTTTTCCCTTTCCCTTAGTCGTTTAGCTTTCAGGACTCGCTTTATGTTTTCTTTTTTTATTCTTTGTTTTTTAAGAGAAGGTTTTTCATAGTATTGTCTTTGTTTCAACTCTCTCATAACACCTTCTTTTAAAAGTTTTTTCTTTAGCTGTCTGATTGCTTTTTCAACATTGTTGTTTTTTACTATAACAGTTAATGACATAATATACTCCTGTTTGGAGCGGGTAACAGGTAACGCTCCTGTGTCTCCAGTTTGGTAAACTGGCGTAATACTTTTATACAATACCCGCTTAAAACACCGTGGGCATGTCTGCCCACGGATACGAGGTCTACATTATGGACAAATTTCGTATTATTCAGATACACTAGGTGTCTCCTCATTTACTACCTCATTGTCATTGGTATTTCCAGACAAGTCTTCTATATTGACACCTGCGTCAACTTTAGAATACAAGTCTAAGAAACTGTTTTTAGTATCGTCATCAAATCTGTTAACACAGACTTGGACAGCTTTTAACTTATTCTTAAAGATAGCAAAAGCATTAATGATATGTACTAGTCTTCTAGTAGCAATAATCTCATCAACACCGCCATCATAAAAAGTTTTTCTGATAACATCTGCCCATTTTACTAAGTTCTCAGTAAACTTAGGATCTTTTAAATCGTAAGCAGACATAACGTTATCTAAAATTTTCTGTTCAACTTTTACAGGAGGATACTCTTGTTCAAATGTAACAGGAAATCTTTCAAGGAATGCTTCATTGAGTATATTAGTACCAATAAATCTTCCGTCTTCACTACCTTTACCTTTAGTATTGGCAGTAGCAACAATATTGAAACCATCAGCAGGTTCAATAAACTTACCTATCTTTTTAAGGAACACACCGTTACCTTCAAGTATTGGTTGTAAACACATAATCTTATTAGAAGCAAGGTCAATCTCATCTAATAAAAGAAGAGCACCTCTTTTCATTGCGTCAACAACTGGACCGTCATGCCATACTGTAGCACCGTCAACTAATCTGAAACCACCAAGTAAATCGTCCTCGTCAGTTTCAACAGTAATGTTCACTCTAATTAATTCTCTTTTTAACTCAGCACACGCTTGAGTAACACCTAAAGTCTTACCGTTACCAGAAAGACCTGTTATAAATGTAGGATAGAATATTTTAGATTTTACAATATTCTTAATATCTTTGTAATTACCAAAAGATACGAAAGTTGCCTCTTTATTAGGGACTAAACTTTCAGTATTCTGAGCAGTCTCTTTTAGAGTAACTGTCTCAGCAACTTCTTTTTTAGGTAATTTTTGTTTGATGTTTTTACTAGGGTTAACTACACCGTTAGATGGTAACTTATATAATCCTCTACCCACTTTGTAGTCTCCTGAATTTACTAACCAACTGTTACCAGTTAAGTTAAATTTACTTTCAAGTTCTTGGACTTGCTTTCTAGTAATCTCATCAGATCCATATTCTTTTAAAGCAAGGTCAACAAACTTTTGTTGTTTTTCGTTTAACATAATGTAGTTCTCCTTTTTCATTAATTTATAAGTATATCCTATCACAAAAAGTGGAATAAGTCAAGCAAAAAGAACCGTTGGAAAACAAAGGTTTTTTAACTTTCTGCTGTGTCAGAATGTCGCACTTTGACATTATGCAACCCTTTCCACAAATTTATTCAGTAAAACTCTGGATATCTTTTTAGTTTTTAAAGTCTTACTAAATTCTGCTTTCATTTTAGCGGCAGTCATTTCAGGTTTGATATCTGCTTCGCCATCTTCAATCTTTAAATTTTTTCTTGGTATGATAAACAATTCATCATAACCAAAGTTAGTAATAGTACCAACTTTGTCCTTTCTCATTTGTTTTCTAATCTTATCAACTTCTTCGTAATTTCTTCTCTCAGGCATAAAGTTAGCAATGTCATAGTAATTAGCATTATTTCTACTAGTAATATAGAAACCAACAATGTTAGTACCAGTTTTATCTCTTAACATATCAAATAAAACTTTACTACTTCTACTAAAACCATAACTTTCATACTTGTAATTTTTTCTAGTTTGTTTATCTTTAACAACTAAATGACTATCACCTTTCGGCCAATCTACATCTAAACTACCGTCTTCTCTAGTAAATACAATATTACTTAACGAATGACCTGCACCGTCAGTTAAAAAGATAGTATTCATTTTTTGTATTTTATGTTTAGCAATAAATTCTTTTACTAAAGTAAATGAAGCAATGATGGCAGGATCCAGAGGAGTACCGCCAAGTCTGAAACAATTTGGCATTTGAATAGTTGTAATATAAGGTTCATTGTAATCTCTATATCTTCTATTACCATAATAGTCAGTATGATACTCACCAAATCTATATAAGTTTAACATATTCTCATTATACTCAGGAGTTTTTTGGTCACTAGATAACCACTCAACTAAGTTTACATTCTCAACAAATAAGTCACCTTGTTTATGTACAAAAGGAGACCTGTCTAAACTTTTATTTGCTCTACTTGACCAACCATAATCTTCATCTAAATCTTTATTGAAAAAAGCACCTCTCTTAATATCAGAAAAAGCAAATACTCTAAAAGGTATTTGAACTGCTTTACAAAACATTGCTAAGTTGATAGTTTGTTTAATAGTGTCATCTATGTTTGTTGACATACTACCAGACCAATCTATAAACATCATCATACCATGATTT